CCGCCATCAGCCGCGGCACCTACCAGCTCACCAACTAACCCACCCCCGACAGGAGAACCCGCCCCGTGACCCGCCTGCCCGACCACCAGAAGCCCACCGCCCCCCAGGCCGGGCAGCCCACCATCAACCCCGACGCCCTCGCCTTCCTCAACGACGTCGAAGACGCCCTCGCAGAAGCCAGCCGACCCGCCAGGACCATCCCGACGTCCTTCCGCGACCACAGCCCCGTCCCCACCATCGGCACCGCCCCGCCCGTACCCCAGCCCGGACGGGCCGCCATGAGCGAAAAGGCAGTCGACGACACCGCACGGATGATCGGCGCAAGCGTCGTCATCGCCGTCACCGGCGGATCGGCCACTGCCGTCCTGTGGGCATCCGGACACGCCAACCCCGCCGTCATCGCCTGGGTCTGCGGCTGCGCCGTTGCCGTGCCCGTCGTACTGGCCGTCCCCGTCCTGGCCGTCAAGAGCCTCATGAAGAAGGCCAAGGAAGTCGTCCAGGCCGCCCCCACCACCCACAACCACCACTACACCGGCAACGTCTACCAGGACCACCGCAGTGTCCACGCCGAGAACAAGGGCGTATGGGTCAGGAACACCAACGAACTGCCCAAGTAGCCGCCGGGGGAAGGCGCCTCAGACAAACCGCTCTTCGTACGGCAACATCAGAAACAGCACGGCCCAGGTGGAACTTCGGTCTCCTCCAGGGTGTCCCCGCGCCCACTGGTTATCCGCCAGTACACCCGGGCCGCGCACACGGCAGCCTCGCCCCCGATCCCCCCTGGCGGCGAGGCTGCCGCACGTCCAGACCCAGCCCGGGGGAACAAGCAGTCGGATATCGGCGATCATCCGTACAAGGCGCGGGGCCTCGACAACCACACACGCGGGAGCCCCACCGCCATGGCATGGTCCAAGTTCAAGCTCGACGAGGTCGTCGTACGCCGCACCAAACTGGCCAAACTGCGCCGCCAAGGCGTCCCCTACGACGACCCACGCATCGAAGCCCTCGGCTACAGCACCCCCAGCGCCGCACGCAAAGACCTCACCAGGCTGCTCGAAGCCCACCGCAACGAAGAAGCCGCCGAGGTCGGAATCTACCGGCAGCAGGAAAACGAACGCCTCGACGACGAACTCAACCGCCTCGAAGACCTTGAAGCCGCCGCCCGCACCGTACTCACCAACCGCCACATCATGGTCAACAACGGCCGCGTCATCCTCCACCCCGACACCAACGAACCCATGGAAGACGACGCACCCATCCTCCAAGCCATCGACCGGCTCGTGAAGATCGAGGACGCCCGCCGCCGCAACGGGGAACGCCGCGCCAAGCTCAACGGCTTGGACATGCCGGTGCAGGCCGAACTGTCCGGACCGGATGGCGGTGCCATCCCCTTCAGCAGCGGCGAAGCCTCCGAACTGCTCGCCCTGATCGGGATCTCGGAGCGGGAGCACGCGTCCGACATCACCGAGGACGCTGCGGGGGAGGACCCGGCCGAAGACGGCGAAGCAGGCGATGGCAACAGCGACGCCTGACCGGCAGGAACAACTCGACGCCCACTACCGCTCCCTGCCAGCCGCGGAACGCCGACGTGTCGCCCAGCGAGCCACACCCGAGCTCCGCGTGAAACTGGCCCGGGTGGAGCGGCAGATGGCCATGGACCGTTCCCCGGGCGCCCTGGCCGCCGTACTCACGGAGGGACGGGAGAAGCAAGCACCCCACCTCGACATGATCGACAGTGCGTTCCGTCGGATCGCCGCGGGGGAGAAGTTGCAGGTCATGCTGACCTGCCCTCCCCGCCATGGGAAGAGCCAGCGCGCCTCCCGCTGGGGACCCCTGTGGTACCTGCGCCGACACCCCGAGCGTCGCGTCATGATCGCCTCCTACGGTGCAGACCTAGCCGACGACCACGGCCGTTGGGTACGCGACCAACTGAACGAGTACGCCAGCGTCCTGGGGATCCGCCTGCACCCCGCATCCCGAGCTGCGAACAGGTTCGACCTCGAGCAGAAACGCGGCTCCAGTGTCCGCGGCGGCATGGTCACCGCAGGTGTCGGGGGTGGTCTTACTGGCAAGGGATTTGATCTTGGAATCATCGACGACCCCTTTAAAGGACACGACGACGCCGCCAGCCCCGCCCAACGCGAACGCGTCTGGGAGTGGTACCGATCCGTGTTCTTCACCCGCCGAGCCCCCGGCGCTTCTCTGATCCTGATCAACACGCGCTGGCATGAAGACGACCTCTCCGGACGCCTCCTCCAACACGAACCCCACCGCTGGCTGCAGATCGACCTCCCCGCCCTCGCCGACAGCACAGAAGACCCCCTCCACCGCGACATCGGCGAACCCCTCTGGCCCGAGCAGTACGACGCCGCAGAACTCGCCGACATCCGCGAGTCCGTCGGCGAACGCGTCTGGTACGCCCTCTACCAGCAGAAGCCCCGCCCCCTCGAGGGCGGCGTGTGGAAGTGGGCGTGGATTACCGGAAACCGGATCAGGACCGACGCCTGGGCGGGCATCAACCCCACCCGCATCGTTGTCGCCGTCGACCACGCCGGCGGTGACTCCCTGCGCAACGACGAGGTCGGCCTTGTCGCCGCGGCCAAGGACGCGGATGGCCACATGTACGTCCTTGACGACCTCTCCCGCACCATGGGCGCCGATACCTGGGGCCTGGGGGTCTGCAAACTGGCTGTCGAACGTCAGGCCGACGCGATCCTGGTGGAACGCAACTTCGGCGGAGACATGGCCCGCCAGATCGTCGTGCAGGGCTGGCAGGAGCTCGCCCAGCAGGGCAACACGAACGGCATGCTTATGCCGTCGATCATCGAAGTGCACGCCAAGCAGGGCAAACGGCTCCGCGCCGAACCCATCGCCCAGCTCTACAAGCAGGGAAAGGTCCACCACGTCGGCGAGTTCACCGAACTCGAAGGCCAGATGGTCACGTGGCTGCCCGGCATGGACTCCCCGGACCGTATGGATGCCGCCGTCCACGCCCTCACCGAGCTGGCCGACCCCGCCCAGGAAGGCCTCGGCACCCAGCACTACAGCGACCAGCGCCTCCGCGGCCGCCGGTAGCCAGGGGAACCCATCGGCCCCGCGCCCGTACCCTGATCACAGGCGCGGGGCCTGGATCAGCGGAAAGGCGTGAGCTGGTGGGCCTCATCTCCGGCCTCAGGTCGGTCATCATCGACCGCTGGGCAACGTTCAACTACAAGCCGCTCTACAGCGACAGTCTCGGCATGCCCAACCGCCGCGCCTTCCCCGAAGCCCACGCCACCTGGGTCCCCCCACACGACGAACGGCGTCTCGCCGCGTACAAGCTGCTCACCGCCTACGACAACAACCAGGTGTTCGAGCTGGCCGTGTTCGTCGACGGCGACACCGCCCGGGACCGCCGCGAGTTCGGCGACCCGTCGATGTTCGTCGACACCATCACCAGCCACGTCCTCGGTGAAGAGCAGACCATCACCGTCCCCGGAGCCGAGCAGGCCGGCGGCGACCAGACCAGCCCCGAAGCCGAGACCGCCGAACGCGTCCAGACCCTGCTCCGGGAGTGGGCCGACGAGGAACTGCTGCCTATGCGGCTCCTCCAGACCGAACGCAAAGCCGTCTCGCTCGGCGACGGGGTGTATCTACTGCACTGGGACGCCGACAAGCAGCGCGTGAGGGTCAAGACGTTCGACCCGGGCTTCTACTTCCCGATCATCGACGAAGACTCCGACGGCTCCGACTTCCCCGACCGGATCCACTTCGCGTGGGAACTCCCCGAGGACAAGGCCCGCCGCCTCCCCGCCCGGCTCCGGCGCATCACCTACGAGCTGGACTGGATCCGCCCCCGAACCGCGAACGGTGTCGACAGCACCGGCCAGCGTGCCGTACGTGCCACCGTCATGTCCGAGGCAACGGACGACCAGCCGTCACAGCCCGTTCTCGGACGCGGCGACACCCTGGACACCAACGGGTCCATCACCCGCCTGTACCCGTGGTCCGAGCAGCCCTCCTACAAGACGGTTTACCTCACTGACGCCGTCTGGGAACTGGGCGACCTCAAGGCC